ATGTCTATTGAAGATACTGATATAGCTGAACAAACAACGGGTAAAGATTCCGTTGTACTTGGACATGCAGAAGCGCCGGCAATACATTCTATTGCAATTGGTGCATCACCCCGAAATTCTAAAACAATCAGCGAAGCGGCCATTGCTATTGGGCAAAATCAACTTGCGGGTAAACAAGGTGATACGAAGGTAGTTTGGCCTATTGCAATTGGAGCTGATTCCGTATCCAGTGGTTTGGCTTCTATTGCTTTGGGGCAAAAGGTGACTGCGAGTGCAGCTCAGGCTGTGGCGATTGGTCAACATTCTTCTGCGACCGAACAAGGGAGTATCGCATTAGGTGCAGATTCCATTGCGAATAAACCAAATGTTGTTTCTGTAGGAAAAACGGGTCACGAGCGTAAGATTATACATGTTGCTGCTGGCGATATTTCAAATCACAGTACTGAGGCGGTTAATGGTCAGCAATTATATGCTGAATCGACAAGAGTTGATATATTACTAGATGCAAAGAATAAAGAATTGGCAGAAAAGATTGAATCTCTGGAAAGTGATATAACCAATCTTACTCTATTAGTTCAGAATAGTGTGGATGATGTTGCATTACTAAAGAAACGACTTGTTGAAGCATTGAATTATTAATATCAGTTATACCCAGTTGAAAAATAACAGGCATAGTTGTTATTTCATATATTTTGGGTTATTGAGCTGGATAATATATGATGAATGATTGAGTGGTAGTTCTTTTATTTGTCGATAGCTTATTTCCCTTCAATATTGAATCTTTCAGTTTAATAAAAGCCAGTTCAGAAACTGGCTTTTCACGTATCGGTTAAAAAGCAGACTTACAGAAAACGAGGCGTTGACAGATAGGTAACAACACTATGAACGCTTGATATGAAAGATGTAACAGATTTCATGATGGATTCTCTTTATTGGTAAAATGTGACTTGTTTCACGAAAATCTAAATTATGGCTGTGATTTTAATCAGAAAAACTTCAGAGTCAAGCATTTTTAAAAAATATTTTAAACATTAAAATATTTTTGTATGAGTGTCTTGTATGACGAAGTGAGCAAGCGTGTGAGGAGGGGTGGTGAGTGATCTTGCTGACAATTGTCTTTGAGATTGCAGGTTGTTTTGTACAGTTATCTATGCTCCTGGGGATTCGCTCCCTTGCCGCCGCGATGTATCTTGAAATCTATTGGGTATAAAATCTCAAGAAAAAATAATCTTACTGTCATATTAGGAATATCTCTATGATCTAATGAGTTTATTCTTATTTCCTTAGGTATATGAATTAAAATGGAATAAGATTTATGATTATTATTTCATACCATTTATTTAATTGAGCAAGAAGGTGTTATAAGAAAACTATAGAAGCATAGGCAGAAATAGAAAAAGAGTTATTCTTAGGTATTGAATTATTTATTACAGCTAATTATACAAAAACAGTTAATGTTCTGAGTTAGAATAAAAGTTTATTATTATTATTTTGAACTAGACTGTGATTGAGGTGAATTGAGATAAGTCATCCTTACAATAATTTAATATGTTGATTGTCAAATAAATTTATTTAATTTAAGGAAAATATATGAGTGCCAAGAATGATTTTAAAGCTTTTTCTATTAAAAATGGATCTAATGTGCCAAGTCAATATAACTATGAAAATAGATCAGAGCTGCAGGATGGATTTGATGCGAGAAAACAACCCGATATTCACATATTAAATAAGGCATTGCGTCAATCGTCAGTTATATCATCCGCGGTAGCTGATTTTATTGCGACACAAACAGGCGATGATGTTTTGGATGATGGTGATATAGCTAAACTCATTGCACAATTGAATAAAGCGTTAGAACAAAAGATTAAAACAGAAGTACCTGATGCTTCATTAACACAAAAAGGCGTTGTTCAACTTACTGATATAGTGGGTAATAGTGACACATTAGCAGTGACGCAAAAATTGCTTCAAGAAACGATCAATCTATTGCTTAAAAATATTAATAACAGAGTACCGAATAGCCGGAAAGTCAACGGCAAGGAGTTGCTCAAGGATATTAACCTGAGTGCTGCAGATGTGGGAGCGTATAGCAAAACAGAAGTTGATTATTATATTAATGGCAGAGTACCGAATAGTCGGAAAGTCAATGGCAAGGAATTAAGTGCAGATATTAATTTAAGTGCAGTGGATGTAGGGGCGTATAACAAAGCGGAAGTTGATTATTATATTAATGGTAGAGTACCGAATAGTCGGAAAGTCAATGGGAAAATGTTGACTGAAGATATTGAGCTTTCAGCGATTGATGTCGGCGCTAAACGGTCGGGGGATATTTATTTATCTGCACATCCAGCATCAGATTTGGCAAAAGGGGAGTATATTGCGAATGGCGATGTTTATGCAATTGATTCGAATGTTGGTAGGGTATTGAATAGTTTATCAGCGGAATATAAGAAGGCATGGGGAATTAAACAGAGCGGTGGAAAAATTAACCTCCCTAATCTGTTTGTTAATGGACGAGGAGCATTTATGCGTGCCGGCTTGCAACCTGGTGTGATACAGGGAGATGCGATTAGAAATATTACAGGCAGTTTTGGATGGTGGAACCAGGGGCTGTTTTCTCATGCCCGCGGAGCATTTAGTGGTGTTGGTAATAACCCCCCAACAAGCATTCAATTAACACGGTTTGATGGATATTCACATTACTCATACGCCAATTTTGATGCATCAAAGGTAGTACCAACGGCAGATGAAAATCGCCCATTAAACGTCAGTATGATACCTGTCATTTATTTGGCAGTATAAGGCAATGATAAATTATTATTTTGATAATACTAAGCCACATCGACCATTTATTGGGGCTGTTGATGCGAATTCGGGTAGTGAACCTCCCGTGAATGCCTTACGAATTGAGCCAAAATTTCAAGAGGGATTTTGGCCGTGTGAAAAATCAGGACAGTGGGTACTTGTCGAAAATAAAAAGGGAATTATGATTTACGATATTGAGTCAGGGCAATCACAGGAAAATAAAGAAGTTATTATTCCCGATGGCTTTACAGAACAGCCTTGTCCGTCACGTTATCATAAGTGGGATGGCAAATGGGTAATTAGTGGTGATGCTGCTGAGAAATTGAATGAGGAAATAAAGCAATGTGTTGAATCAAAAAAACAAAAATTAATGGCTGAGGCAGGTACAAAAATAGCTCCTCTACAAGATGCTGTTGATTTAGATATTGCGACTGAAACAGAAAAAGCGACTTTACTGGTATGGAAAGAATACAGGGTAATGCTGAATAGGATAGATACTTCACAGATTACCAATATCGAATGGCCGGAACAGCCAAAGTAACGAAAATGGCCTGAATAAACAGGCCATTTATACTGTGATTTTATTGATGCTGGAACTAAAATACTGAAAGCTCCCATCTTGAATATTGGACATGAACAGTCGCAGTAAAAAATGAAAGCCAGGAAATAATTTAAGTATTGAATATAATCGGATTGGATATGTTTCTGGTTGAAATTTTTATATCGATTTTTCTGCTAATTATACAAAAATAATTATCCTTCTGAGTTAGAAGGACATTTTATTATTGTTTTTATGAATTAGACTATGACGGTCTTAAATTATGAGGGATTGTCTTTAAACAATGATTCAATATATTGAATATAAATAACGTTATTGAAACCAAGGAGTGTATATGAGTACTAAGAATGATTTTAAGTCTTTTTCTATTAGTAATAATGCTAATGTTGTAAGTCAAGAGAAATATGAGAAAGATCAGAGTTTGCAGACTGGGTTTCCACCAGATAATATTTCTATTAATGTTTTAAACAAAGTATTGCGTCAATCATCAACAATATCATCTGTGATAGCTAATTTTATCGCGACACAATCTGGTGATAATGTTCTGGATGATGGTGATATAGCGAAACTTACTGAGCAATTAAATAAAGCGTTAAAACAAAAAATCGCAACAGAAATTCCCAATGCTTCATTAACACAAAAAGGTGTTGTTCAGCTTACGGATGTAGTGGGTAATAGTGGCACATTAGCTGTTACGCAGAAATTGGTTCAGGAAATAGTAAATTCACTACTTGAAAATATTAATGCCAAAGTACCTAATACCCGAAAAATTAATGGTAAATCGTTGTCTGAAGATATGACCATTACTTCTCAGGATATTTTGGGTGGGCTGGCGATTAGTTTAGGTGATAAGGCAGATTTGAGTAATTATAAAACACCGGGAGTTTATCACCAGGAGTATGATGCTCATGCCAAAAATGGCCTTAATTATCCTGAACCGCTCGCGGGTTCTCTTGTTGTGTTGAAAGCGGCTGGCATCGTTCAACGTTATTTTGTTTATAACAGCAGTCGGGTATATACACGCAGCCAGTTTCATGATAACCCATGGACCCCTTGGACAAGAGAATATAACACTCTGAATAAACCTTCGGCAGAGGATATTGGTGCATATACAAAAATAGAATCTGATTCTCGATATATTGCAGGAATCCGTAAGGTGAATGGAAAATCTTTATCTACGGATGTCACGATTACTTCTCAGGATATTTTGGGTGGGCAGGCGATTGGTTTAGGTGATAATGTAAATTTGGATTACTACAAAACACCCGGGATTTATTATCAGGAGTATAATGCTCATGCTAAAAATGGTGTCAATTATCCTGAACCACTTGCCGGTTCGCTTATTGTATTGAAAGCGGCTGGGGTTATTCAACGTTATTTTGTTTATAATAGTAGTCGGATATATACACGTAGCCAATTCCATGATAATCCATGGACACCCTGGGCTCAGGAATATAACTCGTTGAATAAACCTTCTGATAAGGTTGTTGGGAAGGATACGGAACGAGAATCTGATAATACTTATGTTCCGACTAAAGAAGACTTAATCCAGCAGGCAGAACATGAGAAATTCCAGTCACTGGCTAAAGTTAATAATATTGTCGGGCCACTACAAGATGCTGTTGATTTAGGCATTGCTACCGAAGAAGAAAAAATAGAACTGTTGGTATGGAAACAATATAGGGTGATGTTGAGCCGAGTTGATGTTTCGTTGGGCCCTGATGTTGAGTGGCCGGAGCAGCCGAAATAATGAAAATAGGATACTGAAAGAGATTCAATCTATAACCTAAAATAGAAAAATTATAGTAAGAAATGAAAGAGGGGGAAGGGAAATAATGGTTTTTTAATATTAAATTACCTATTGTAACCAATTATATAAAAATGGTTAATATTCTAAGTTATAAGAATATTTGATTATTACTTTTTGGATTAGGCGTCTGTTCCAGACGTCTAATTGAAATGAATTGGGGTAAGTCATTCATACAATGATTTAATATATTATTTATGAAATAACATTATGTAATTTAAGGATGGTATATGAGTGGTCAGAATGATTTTAAAGCTTTTTCTATTGGTGCTAATGCAAATGTAGTGAGTCAAGAGAGATATGAAGTAAGTCCAGATTTACAGGCTGGGTTTCCTCCCAATGATGTTCCGATTCATTTGTTAAATAAAGTATTGCGCCAATCGTCAACCATATCAGCTGTTGTGGCTAATTTTATCGCGACACAATCTGGTGATGATATTCTGGATGATGGTGATATCGCTAAGCTTACCGAACAATTAAATAGGGCTTTAGAACAAAAAGTGAAAACAGGCATTCCTAATGCTTCGTTAACACAAAAAGGTGTTGTTCAACTAACAAATCAGGCTGGTAATAGTGATACATTGGCGGTTACGCAAAAGTTGGCTCAAGAAATCGTAAATTCATTGCGTGAAAATATTAATAGTAAAGTTCCTAATAGCCGGAAAGTGAATGGAAAGGCACTATCTGGAGATGTTGATATTACCTCTCAAGATATCTTTGGCGGGTTGGCAATTAATTTAGGTGATAGGGCGAATTTGGATAGCTATAAAACACCGGGTATTTATTATCAAGAATACAATGCTTATGCTCAAAATGGCCTGAATTATCCTGAACCGTTGGCGGGATCGCTTATGATTCTTAGAGCGGCTGGAATCATTCAGCGTTATTTTGTCTATAACAGCAGTCGGATATATACACGTAGCCAATATGCCAATGGGGCATGGACACCCTGGGCCAGAGAATATAATACTCTGAACAAACCTACTGCTGCGGATATTGATGTGTATACAAAAGCTGAAGTAGATAGCCGGGTTAATACTAAAGTTAATATGAATACAGCTGGTAAGGATATTAATGGTTGGTGGAAGTGTGGGGATACAGGGATTATTTATCAGTGGGGAACGGTAAACTGGACAGGATATGATACACCCGTTAATTTTCCTATTCAGTTTCCTAATGTTTGTGTAAATGTTTTATTAACATTGAGTCATAAATCTGATCTAAAATCATCATATAATACTGTTGCAAATAAACTGTCTGTGACAGGATTTAATTATTGGGCATATCCGACTGAAATCTCAGCATTTTGGTTTGCAATAGGATATTGACATATCTCTACAGTGAAAGAGTTAATGACTCCTATCTTTAAATTGACTCTAGAAACCTGGGGATTTTAGATTAAAATATTCCTAAGTGCAATTGATTAAATAAAGTTATTTAATTTAAGGAGATGTATATGAATGTAAAGAACGATTTTAAAGCTTTTTCTATTCAGAGTGGTGCTAATGTAGTAAGTCAGAATTTATATGAAAGCAGTCCAGAATTGAAGACTGGATTAGCACCAGATAGTACCATTCATGTTCATTTATTAAATAAGACATTGCGTCAATCATCAACCATATCATCGGTTTTAGCTGATTTTATTGCAGAACAATCTGGTGAGGATGTTTTAGATGATGGTAATGTAGCGAAACTCACGGCACAATTAAAAAAGGCTTTGGAAAATGTTAGTGCTAAACGTTCAGGTGATATCTATTTATCTGCACATCCAGCATCAGATTTGGCTAAAGGAGAATATATTGCAAATGGTGCTGCTTATGCGATTGATTCAACTGTTGGTCGGGCATTGAATAATTTATCCGATGCATATAAGGCAGCATGGGGAATCAAGTTGCATGATGGAAAAATTAACCTCCCTAATTTGTTTGTTGATGGACGAGGGGTATTTGTGCGTGCTGGTTTGCAGCCTGGAGTGATACAGGGAGATGCGATTAGAAATATTATAGGTGATGTGGGATTGTGGGCATGGGGCTTTTTTGCTCGTGTTAGTGGAGTATTTAGTGGTGTTAAGGGAGACAAACAAGGAAGTGTTGCGAAAAAGCAAGGACCTGATTCATCTTCAGAATTTGCATATGCCACTTTTGATGCATCAAAAGTAGTACCAACGGCAGACGAAAACCGTCCATTAAATGTCAGTATGATACCTGTCATTTATTTAGGTGTTTAAGATAAGGACAAATTATTATTTTGAGCGTATTGGGCTGGTATCTATTTGTTGATTAGTCTGATGCTAATTCAGATAATAATCTCTTTATGAATATCTTAAGAATATAGCCAAAATTTAAATAAGGATTTTGGCTATATATGAACAATATGGAAAGTGATAAGGAAAATCTCAGTTAATAGGTTTGGGGAAATATAGAGTGTTACTGAGCTTTTCGATTACAATATGTCGGGTTGTTTATTATTGATAATTATATAAAAATAGTTTCTCATTTTAGTTATAAAAACATTTCATTATCATTTTTCTGAACTAGACTATGATTGTTATGAATTGTCTGAACAATAATTTAATGTGCTTTTTGTAAATAAAGAAAATTATTTAACCTGAGGATTATATATGAGTGTAAAGAATGATTTTAAAGCTTTTTCTATTAGTAATAACTCAAATGCCTTGAGTCAATATTACTATGAAAGTAGATCAGAGTTGCAGGATGGATTTGATCCGTTAAAACAATTTGATCTTCACGTATTAAATAAGGCATTGCGTCAATCGTCGGTTATATCATCTGTTGTAGCCGATTTTATTGCGACAGAATCAGGCAATGATGTTTTGGATGATGGTGATGTACTGAAACTCACTGGGCAATTAAATACAGCGTTGAAACAAAAAATTGCAACAGGAATGCCTATCGCCTCATTAACACAAAAAGGCATTGTTCAGCTTACTAATGTGGGTGGCAATAGTGATACATTAGCAGTGACGCAAAAACTGTTTCAGGATACAGTCAATGTATTATCTAATAATACTAATAATAAAGTACCTAATACCCGGAAAGTAAATGGCAAAGAGTTGATTGCGGATATTAATCTGAGTGCCGCAGATGTAGGTGCGTATAATAAAGCAGAAGTCGATTATTATATTAATGCAAAGTTTGCTAATATTCGTGCAAATACTGCTAACAGTGTTGCAAATGGTTGGTGGAAGTGCGGTGATACTGGAATAATTATTCAGTGGGGGCAGGCAAATGGTTGTGGGAATATGAATGATTATAGATATTTCACAATTCCATTCCCTAACGCTTGTTTCCAGATTGTTGCAACATATGCTAGTTTTGATAATTATGGTTCTGGGGTTGCTGCTGTACCTATTTCTGCAAGTCAATTTATTGTAACATGCAGAGATGCTGCATATCAGTTAGCAGGTAATTACGTGAGATATTTTGCGATAGGATATTAATTACTATAGCGTGAAAATAAATGCATTTTACCCTATGGAATAGGAATGAAATCATATTATTTCTGGTTCATTAATAAACTGGTTATTTATATATTGAAAGTTCTGATGCGTAATCTTCAATGGGGTAATTTTGGTAAAAAATGAAATAGGATAGAGAATGGAAGTATTTTAATATTGAATTTTCTATTTTAGTCAATTATGTAAAAACAGTTAATATTCTAATTTATAAGAATGTTTCATTGTTATTTTTCTGAGCAAGATTATGACTGGTGTGAATTACTATGGGTTATTTGCACAATAGTTTAATATGTTTTTTAAATATTATTTAACTTGAGGATTGTATATGAGTATCAAGAATGATTTTAAGGCTTTTGCTATTAAGATTGGTGCTAATGTGGTAGATCAAAATATATATGAAAATAGTCCAGAATTGCAGGATGGATTTTATGAATTAAGACGGTCTGATCTTCACGTGTTAAATAAAGCATTGCGTCAATCGTCAACCATATCGTCTGTTGTAGCTAATTTTATTGCGACAGAATCGGGCAGTGATGTTTTGGATGATGGTAATGTAACGAAAATCACTGCACAATTAAATAAAGCATTAGAACAAAAAATCAAAGTAGAATCTGATAATCGATTTGTTCGGTTAAATACGAATACAAAAACATCTGGTTGTATCTTATCTAAGGCAGCAAATTTAGGTGACGACCCATCCCTGCGCGATTTGTCATTGTCGGGTTTCTTGCGTCCAAATGGGTGGGCGAACTTAGATGGTTTAGCCATTCATGTTGCTCACCCTGGTGCAGGGATTCCACACTCAAGAGGAATTTCTTTTGAATACGGCAGTACATCTGGAGGTCAAGAAGGGTTTGGAATACATACATACGCATTTGATAAAGACGGTAAGTTTAAAGGTAAAAAAAGAATTTTAATTGAAGATGTAAACAGTGCATTCGATGCTAATGGATTTCTCAAGAGAGTCTCACCGATAGTCAAAATCTACTCTGATGGTGAGTTTTCAACTAATGAAGAATCTGAAGGTGCAAAAGTCACTAAAGAGGGAACGGGTGTATATCGCATTTCAAATATTTCAGGCTGTAACGCTGATGATGCATGGGGAGAGCATGGTGGTATTTCAGCACCAAAAGATAAAAACGGGTTAGAGTTGATTTTTATCGATAACCGTATTCAATCTGATGGTTCTATTATTATCGAAACTTTTCACAGACAACATTCTCATTTACCGACACGTTTTCAGAACTGGCGACTTAAATGTATCGATGATAACGATGAACGTGTTTTTTATAAAGATGGAGAACCTTGCGATATTCCAGAGAATTGTCGCTTAGATATTCGTGTCCAAATGCCGGAAGATTCGTCCTGGAATTTAAAACAGAACAGGTTGCAGGAAGAGATAGAAGGAATAAGAGAAAAATAGTTTCAAGTATATTTTTAATTCAAAAATGTTGAGCTGATTATTGTTGCCAATTATATGGAAATAATTGGATTTATAAGGAGTAAGAACAACGCATTATTATTCAATTTGAGGGTTATTATATGAGTGTAAAGAATGATTTTAAAGCTTTTTCTATTAAGAATGGTGCTAATGTAGTAAGTCAGAATTTATATGAAAATAGTTCAGAATTGCAGACTGGATTAGCACCAGGTCATGATATTGATATTCATTTGTTAAATAAGACATTACGTCAAGCGTCAACTATATCATCTGTTGTAGCCGATTTTATTGCGGAACAATCTGGTGAGGATGTTTTGGATGATGGTGATATAGCTAAACTCATGGCTCAATTAAATAAAGCGTTAGAACAAAAAATTGCAACAGACATTCCCAGTGCTTCATTAACACAAAAAGGTGCTGTCCAGCTTACAAATGTGATTGGTAATAGTGATACATTAGCGGTGACACAAAAACTTGCTCAGGAAATAGTAAATTCATTACGTGAATATACAGATAATCGGATTAAAATAGCCAATGAAATTCCTGTTGGTTCTCCTATTCCGTGGCCATTACTCCATCCACCTATTGGTTATTTCACTTGTAACGGTTCAGCTTTTAATAGATTACAGTATCCGAAGTTGGCGGAAGCTTATCCTGACGGTAGGTTACCTGATTTAAGGGGGGAATTTATCCGGGGTTGGGATGATGGTAGGGGGATAGATCCCGGTCGAGTGTGCGGGTCATGGCAGCAAGCAGGGATACAAGATCACACTCATTACAAAGTAGCTTCAAGATATGCAGTTGAAGACATTGTATTAGCCGGAGGTTCTATTTCGTGGGTTACAACCGTGAACGGTCAATATTTACGTTTTCTTGATCAAGACGCTAAAACGGGCGGAGTAGTGGAAGCCACCGCAAACGAAACCCGTCCCCGCAACATCGCCTTTAATTACATAGTAAGAGCAGCATAATGACAGAATAGAAATATTCTTTAAATCCGAAGTAAAGCAAAAATTGGGCTAATTGGCTTATGAAAAACCAACCTTAGTCGGTTGGTTTTTCTAGAGAAATTTGGTCTTTATGAGAGGATTTTGAACTTATTTCAGCACCTTATGACAATTGTGTTGGTAACCTGAAAATATCATCATAGACAATTCTATTGATTTATTGGCACTTAAAGTAGAATAGATTCGAATATTCTCTCTAAAACTGCGAACAAGATCACTGTATTTACATAGTCTTAGTAAAATACTTACTGATTGAATTTGTTACACTATTCCTTATTTCATGAAAAATTAATGGAGTTAATAGATGAGATTTGGGAAGGGTTTTGTATTTATTTTATTAAGTTTATTGTGCTCTTTTTCTGCAAATGCTGATATTTCGGAATATCCAGAGAGAATTGAATGTCACGATAGTTATGATTCTTTTACCATCAGGAAGCTCAACCGTTCTGGTGATATCTATGATCTAGTTTGTTATCAATTGAAAGATATAACTTCCTGGGCTGCCGATGATGGAATGAGAATTACAACATACGTTATCCCGGATGCTGAAAAATTAGTTGTTATATTTACATTAGAAGAAGATAAGCCAAAAAATAATGAGCCTAAAAGCAGTATTAGGGTAATTTATATTGACGAAGATGGGGCTATGGTTAAAAAAGATATTATCACACAGCGTCATACTAAAGACCCCAAAATGACTTTATCTAATATGAAGATTATAGATTACGAACACTATAACAAAATGGTCTATTTTGAAGTTCCAGCGGGGAATGAAAATAATGCTATATATACTTTTCCTATCCCGCCTGATAACAATTACGATAATGTGCGTGAAAAATATATTACAGATGGAAGTTTGACGTTTATAGATGTGACTCATTTTTCACACAATAATAACCTCGACGGTAATATAGTTGTTAAAAGAGGGGTTATCAAAGAGGATGGAAAACTTTCTTATGGTGAATATTTGGTTTCGTTAAAAGGCAAAACTATTTGTGAATTAGATACAGATGTAGAAGGCTGGAAAGTTTATAAGCAATGTAAAAATTAGTGTCTGGTGGGACAAATATGGTTGATACAGAACCATAATATACCTAATAGATTTCAAGCCGCAGGGCGACGGCAAGAGAACGCATCCCCAGGAGCATAGATAACTATGTGACTGGGGTAAGTGAACGAGTTTTACTGGTTTTCTGTGAATTGCTCATAAATAGAGAGAGGACGAGATGGAAAGAATAAGAGGAAATAATTTCAAGATGTTAAATATGTATTTATGAATATATTTTCTATTCAAAAATGTTGAATTTCCTATTGCTGATAATTATACAAAAATAGTTAGAATTATAAGCAATAAGAACACTGCATTATTATTTTTCTGAACTATACTCTGATTGGCATGAGTTGTAGGTAGGATTATTTTTATAATAATTCGAATATATTTATTATGAAATAGTATTATTTAATTTAAGGAAGGAATATGAATCCTCAAAATGATTTTAAAGCTTTTGCTATTAGTGATAATGCGAATATAGTAAGTCAAGAAGAATATGAAGAAGATCAAAGTTTGCAGACTGGGTTTACACCGGAGAATATTTCTACTCATGTATTAAATAAGGTATTGCGTCAATCATCAACAATATCGTCAGTTGTAGCTGATTTTATTGCAACACGATCGGGTAATGATGTTCTTGATGATGGGAATATAGCTAAAATTACGGCTCAATTAAATAAAGCATTGGAACAAAAAATTGCAGAAGACATTCCCGGTGCTTCGTTAACACAAAAAGGTGTTGTCCAACTTACAGATGTGATTGGCAATAGTGATACATTGGCAGTAACACAGAAACTTGCGCAAGAAATAGTGAATTCATTACGTGAATATACTCTTGAAGAGATAGATAATCGGATTAAAACAGTCAGTGAAGTTCCTGTCGGTTCTCCGATTCCGTGGCCATTGCCCTATCCACCTAAAGATCATCTCGTTTGTAACGGGGCATTTTTCAATAAATTGCAGTACCCAAAGTTAGCAGAAGCTTATCCTGATGGTAAGTTGCCTGATCTAAGGGGAGAATTTATTCGAGGCTGGGACAGTGGTCGAAATGTGGATCCATTTCGTCCAATATTGTCATGGCAGGAAGGCGCTTATTTAGTACAGAATGTTGATCGGGCGAATAATTTTATTATTGCCTTCTCACGCAATGATCTTTCAAAATTGCACTGGGATATTCCCCAGAATAAAAATTTTTCGGTAAAAGCGGTATATTCTGGAACTCAGAAAGATTGGTCAGCAGATTACAGTTTTATAGGCGTATCAAGACCGAGAAATATCGCATTTAATTACATAGTGAGGGCAGCATAATAGATGAAAAAATACTCCTTAGAACATGAAACCGCTGTGTTGGGCTAGAGGAAATATTGGGTATTACTCATTCATGTAGATATTTTATAAGCGCTTAATGTTGAATAGCCGGAGCAACCGAAGTGATGGCGGTAATAATTAGATAATTTTGTATTTTGTAGGTAAGAAAAAATGGTTTTTCAGTAGTATAAATGCCATATTTGAAGTTGGGATTTTACTATAGTTAAATTTCACCCACAAAAAACCAACCCTAATAGGTTGGTTTTTATAGAAAAACTTTGTCTGGATGATGGGGTTTTAACCCATGATCCGCCATTCCATTACAATAGAATTATTTGGCCCAAACCTCTCTACACATGGGTTTCGACTGTGAAACACTATCGCTTAGATGTTTGTGTCTAAATGCTGGAAGATCCATCCTGAAATTTAAAACAGAAGAAGTTACAGGAAGATATGGAATAAGAGAAAAATAGTTTCCAGATTTTAAATATAAATTTGAAATATATTTTAGATTAAAAAATATTAAGATGCTTATTACTTAAAATTATATAATGATGGTTAACTTATAAGAAATAGGAATGCCGCATTATTATTTTTATGAACTAGACTTTTATTTGTGTGAATTGCAGAGGGAGTGTTATTTACAATAATTTAATATATTATTACATAAGAAGATTATTTAATTGAAGAGGGGTATATAAGTAATAAAAATGATTTTAATGTCTTCTCTATTAGTGATAATGCTAAAGTGAAACATCGGAGGTTATACAAGAGCTTGTTAATAAAATAATAGATTCATTACGTGAAGAAATTAATATATCTACGGGTTTTCCTATTTCGTGGTCATTACCTTATTTTTCGGTAAAAGCTGTATATTATCCAATTGGGATAGAATGGTCAGCGAATTATAATTTTATAGGGGTATCAAGACCACGAAGCATAATATCTATACCCTATGGATTTCAAGATGCATCGCGACGGCAAGGGAGCGAATCCCCGGGAGCATATACCCAATAGATTTCAAGTTGCAGTACGGCGGCAAGAGAACGCCTCCCCAGGAGCATAGATAACGATGTGACTGGGGTAAGTGAACGCAGCCAACAAAGCAGCAGCTTGAAAGATGAAGGGGATAGATAACTCTGTGGCCGGGGTGAGTGCAGCCAACAAAGAGGCAACTTGAAAGATAGCAGGTATAACTATGATTGTAAGGGCAGCATAATGAGCATATCTTTACTTGAAGAGATTCCGGTAGGAATACCTCTTCCCTGGCCGACTGATATACCACCAAATGGGTGGGTGAAATGTAATGGAGCGAGCTTTGATAAATTTTTATATCCAAAATTAGCGATAACCTATCCATCTGGTGTATTACCTGATTTGCGGGGTGAGTTTATTCGTGGCTGGGATGATGGGCGTGGGGTGGACGTTAATCGATATCTACTTTCCAATCAACTGGCAGATATCGCTCCGCATAGTCATAGGATTGTCCGGATGTGGTCCAACTCAAATGCTGGAGCTGAAGGTTTAGGTACACCAAGCCGTATTCTCAATAGTGTTTACCAAGGAGTTAACTACGGAATTGATTCTCGCGGATTAGGCATTGCTATCGGAATGGGATCTGGTGGCTTCGGTTATATGGATAATGCGGTTGCTGCTTCAACAGGAATAGAAACACGTCCGAGAAACGTAGCATTTAATTATATTGTGAGGATTGCTTGATGAATAAGGCTGTATTGGATAAAGATAATATTGCTATTAGTACCGGAAGCATCATTGTGTTTAATTACGATGCGATTACGTTGGAGTATTTAAACAGTACTAATGAGCATCTTATTGTTGGTATTGGTCTTCCTGCTAATTCTTGCATAGATGCACCACCTGATATTAAAGAGGGATACGTTGCTTGCCGTTCACCTGATTTAACCAGTTGGTTGATTGTACCAGATTACCGTGGAAAAACAGCTTATAACAAGCAGACACGTTTGCTGCAGGAAATTACTGAAATCGGGGAACTACCGGAAATTCTGACATTCAAAAAGCCTGGTACTGATTACGACAAGTGGGATGGTAAAGAGTGGGTAATTGATAAAGACATTTTGAAGGCAAGTCAGATTGAAGAAGTAAAGCAGCAACAGGTAATACTGTTACGACAGGCGAATGAAACACTCTCGTTACTGCAAGATGCCGTTGACCTGGAAATGGCGACAGATGGAGAAAAAGCAGCGTTACTTGAATGGAAGAAGTATCGGGTAATGTTGAGCCGTGTTGATGTCAACCAAGCTCCCAGCATCGAATGGCCGGAAGTGCCGAAGTGATGAAAATTGGCCTGTTTATTCAGGCCATTCAGACAGTGATTTTGTTGATGCTGTAATTACAGAACTAAAATATTACTCTGAGATATAAAATATAAAAATATTTCAGTAAGCAATAAAATGGCAGAGTGATTTCGAATGTTAAATGTAAATAGATTTAGTGTTGTGTCTTTGGTTAAGAAATATTGGTTTTTTACTCTTTTAATTATACAAAAATAATCATATTTCTGAGTTATAAGGATGTTTTGTTATTATTTTATTGAAATACACTGAATTGTGATAAGTCGTCTATAAAATAATATCATTTAATTTAAGGATTATATATGAGCCAGAAGAATGATTTTAAAGCTTTTTCTATTAGTAATAATGCGAATGTCGTGAGTCAGAGATTATATGAAGAAAGTAAGGATTTACTGACTGGGTTTCCACCAAATGATGTTTCCACTCATATGTTAAATAAGGCATTGCGGCAATCATCAACTATATCATCGGTTTTAGCTGATTTTATTGCGGAACAATCTGGTGAGGATGTTTTGGATGATGGTAATGTAGCGAAACTTACTACACAATTAAATAAAGCATTAGAACGAAAAACCACAACAAGAGTTCCTGATGCTTCATTAACACAGAAAGGTGTTGTTCAGCTTACAAATGTGATTGGCAATAGTGACACATTGGCGGTTACACAAAAGCTTGTTCAGGAAATAGTAACTTCATTGAGTAAGGATATTAATGATAGTAAAGCTAATGATATACCCGTAGGTACTCCGATTCCTTGGCCGACAGCCATACCACCTAGCGGGTGGTTGCAGTGTAATGGTGCGACCTTTGATAAATCGAAATTTCCGGAGTTAGCTAAGGCTTATCCCAGTGGTAGATTACCTGATTTACGTGGTGAATTTATCCGTGGATGGGATGATGGACGTGGGGTTGATCCAAACCGTTCATTATTGAAATGGCAAGAAGGGTCTTATTTATTACAGGAAGGCGGTCAAGGTGACTATGTTCTTAATTTCTCACTTAATAATCTAGAGGTATTACAGTGGGATGCCCCTCAAAATAAAACTCTTTCATTAAGAGCCAGGGTTGCTAGGCCAATTTCTACTTGGAATGATACGAGAGGTTCTTATATAGGGGTATCAAGACCCCGCAATGTTGCGTTTAACTACATAGTGAGAGCAATATAATGACAGAACAGAAATACTCTTTAGAACATGAAGCCGCTGTGTTGGGATAGAGTAAATATCGGGTACGGGTATTATTCATTTATGTAGATATCTCACGGGCTCCCGATATTGAATACCTTGGGGTGCCTGGCTAATAAAATCAGCTTCATTCTAACTAATTAGATGGTATTATATTTTTAGGTGAGGGAAAATTATTTATTAATGGCGGTAACTTCCTGGTTTTAAAGCGGGATTTTACCAGAGCTAAACCCCAGATATAAAAAACCAACTCTAAGTAGTTGGTTTTTTCCATAGGAATTTGGTTGGCATGAGAGGGGTTTAATTTACGACCTCCGACATTATACTACGTTGGCTATTTTTTCCGAAGACTGAGTATCTATGGGGATTTCATCTGGAAATAATGGATATGCGTATTTGCGATTAGAATGAGTAATGGCCTGAATAAACAGGCCATGTTCAATTTTTAATATTTCTTTCTAGCCATCTACTTCATTTTTTATAATCTGATGAGCTTTAGAAATGAAATTATGATTACTATGGTGTTTTTTAATATAGTCAATAGCTTGTTTCGCAATTTCTTGTCTTTTGATGTCATCTTGCATTAATTCACGGATTGCTGAGACAAATAAATCTACTTTATCAAAACCATCTCCTAAAACATCACCCACATGAATTCCAAATTTAGATGTTAAATCATCAGGGTTACGGTTACTAACAAGTAAAGTTCCGAATGATAATGCTTCAAGGAAAGAAACGGGTAAAGCTTCATGAATTGAAGTGTTAACTAAGATTTTTGCATCACGTAAAATTGCATCCTTTTGCTCACCTTCAATATGGCCAGTAAAGTGTAGGTTCTCAATATTTTTATAGCCTGCTATTATTTCGTGATTTTTATCGTCGTCTCTGTAGACTCTTCCTAAAACATAAAAATCATATTCAGGCATTTTTTTCGCAATTTCACAGAATAACCAGCCACGTTTTACAGATGCAATTCGTCCTAAGAAGATAATCATATCCTTTTTTCGATGTGTGGTTACGTCGAATGTTTCGTCAATATCAATGGGGTTTGGAACATATTCAATCTTAACATTCGGATCTAATTTATATAAATCTTTGGCTTTATCATTCAGGCAATACGCTTGTGATATGAATTTCACTCTGCCTTGCTGATACCAATCATGAACTAAATCGTAAATCTTTTGGTCATAATATGATGTTTCAGGAAAGAGTTTTACAGTAAAAATCTCATCCCATTCATACATTGGACGGGGATCTTGAATCCATAATATTAGTTTTTTATCTTTACTAGGTTCATTTTCTATAACGTGTCTATAGGTTAATTCAACACTAAAGTAAATATCGTAGTTTTTGTTTTTTAACCACCGGCGTGCAAACCATTTCCTTCGTGGTAGTCGATAAAGAGGAACATTGTCTACAGTATATTTTTCTGCAAAAAAATGGCTTTTACCCTTACCTAATAGTACTTCGAATTCAAAGTCCTTGTTTGGTAAGTATTTTGCAATATAATTGCGCGCTAGATAACCATATCCTCCGAACCGAGTATCCGCAGCACCAAAGAATTCGTCAACAATTAATCCTACTTTAATTTTACTTTTGCTACTCATACTCATTAAAAATTCCTCTATAATTTTTTACTTATCCTGGTAAGATATGGCGTCTTCCAAAATGACTTACAACAATAAGTATACCATTCGATCTCATGTATGCAGCCCAAAATGAAGCCTTTTTCTACCCCCTTGATCCCATTAATGGAATCAGCAAATTCTTTCCGCTTTAAGTTGGTATAAAGTGCAGGGCGGGATTCCACTTTGTATTTAATTTAATCAAAGATAAGTTGACTACGGAATTCCCCTGACCAAATGGCTCTTCGACGTTTAGCCGCCTGACTGTCTTTATCACATTTAATGCAATTCGGTTAAAAAGCGCCATTTGTGCAGCCCCATCAGGATCTTTGAGTGAGATAGCATCTTCTCGAAAAGTGACATCTAATACCCAATGCAGCTCGTTTTCTACCGACCAGTGCCTTCTTATTGCCTTAGCCACGATTTCCGCCTCCAACGGTAGCGAGCTGACATACCAGCGTGAATCACGATGGGGAGGCTGGCCTTTTACGCTTCGTTCACTGACGACTTCAATAACACTTTGTATTGAAGGCCATTGCCGCTGAAGGACCTCCGGCAATACGGCACGAATTTGCATGACATGCCGAAATTCTGTCCGTCCATGACCGCTATTTTTCTGCGTAAATTCAACAAGCTCATCACTCTCATAATGCGAAGCAAAATACGACTTGACCCATTCATAGAGGGTCTTTTGATTGCCTTTGAGACCCACAATAAAATCACCGCCGCGTTGAGTAATTAACGCAAGGGTTTCTTTCTGGCAATGCAAGGCATCCATAGTGACAATCGCGCCATCAAGCGCCAGTAATTCAATCAATTGTCTGGCAACCGGACCTTCCTGACCTTTGCTTTCGGCTGCCTGATGGTATAGGGCTACACCGGATTCAACATCATAAGCACTGACCCCATGCAGGGCTTCAAATAATGTCCCCTTACAGGTTCCTCTCAGGGTTTTTCCATCAATGGCGATAAGACTTTTTCCTGCCCTGACCCGACGCTGGTTGATCCAGGCATAAAAGGCTTCAACCAGTGCATCTTGCTCTATCATTTTGATAATATTAGCAATACAGTGACGACGAGGAATACCGTGAGTAAAATGCGTGTATTGTTTAAGCCACTCGCTCTGTAACTCACCAAATTCCTGAATCGATTTCCAGCCAGAAGCGCCGCATAATACAGCGGAGAAGGCTAAAAAAATCACATCCATTAATTCATGTTTTTTATTGATGTCAGAGCGAGGGTCTTCTATCTTGCTGATAAAATTAAAAATACTCAT